AGTCTTGTTCACAAGGTGGAGTACGTGGTGGTGCAGCAACTGTTTATCTACCGGTATGGCATTATGAATTCGAAGACTTAGTTGTATTAAAGAATAATCGTGGTACGGATGAGACTCGTGTACGTAACATGGACTATGCATTCCAATTCAATAAGCTGATGTATGAGAGATTATTAACTGGTGGGAACATTACTTTCTTCTCTCCTCATGATGTCCCTGGGTTATATGATGCATTCTTTGAGGATCAAGATTTATTTAAAGAGTTATATGAGAAGTATGAAAGGACCCGCAAGATCCGTAAGAAGTCTTTACCTGCTTTAGAAGTATTCTCTCAGTTCTTGACTGAACGTAAAGAGACAGGAAGAATCTATTTACAAAATGTAGATCACGCAAATACACATGGTGCATTCATCGAGAAGCAGGCCCCGATACACCAGTCGAATCTTTGTTGTGAGATTAATCTACCGAGTCATGGATTAGAATCATATGATGATGCAAACAAAGGTGAGATCAGTCTATGTACATTATCTGCAATCAATTGGGGATTAATCAATGATCCGAAGGACTTCGAGAAGTATTGTGATTTAGCTGTACGTTCTCTAGATGCTTTACTTGATTACCAAGACTATCCTATTGTTGCAGCTCAAAGATCAACCATGAATAGAAGACCATTAGGTGTAGGTATTATTAACCTTGCATACTTCTTGGCAAAGCGTGGATTAAAGTATGATGCTGATGCTCTTGAAACTGTTGATGAATATGCAGAAGCATGGTCATATTATTTGATTAAAGCGAGTGCAAACCTAGCAAAAGAGCGTGGTACATGCTATAAAAATCTCGAGACTAAATATGGACATGGTATCTTGCCAATAGACACATATAAATCCGAGGTCAATGAATTAGTCAAACATAAGGAAAGAATGCCTTGGAAGTCGCTCAGGGCGCAGCTTTTAAAGGACGGTATAAGAAATTCAACATTAATGGCTATTATGCCTGCTGAAACATCAGCTCAAATAGGTAATGCCACAAATGGTATTGAACCACCTCGTGCACTTGTATCATACAAGCAATCCAAGGACGGAGTCATGGCACAAGTTGTACCACAAATACACAACCTGAAAAACAAGTATGATCTACTATGGGATCAGAAAGGACCCGATGGTTATATAAAGATCATGGCTGTTATTCAGAAGTATGTAGATCAAGGTATGTCTATTAACACCAGTTATAATCCAGCTCAGTATGAAGATAACAAAGTTCCGATGAGTGATATGATGAAGGATCTTGTTACATTCTATAAGTATGGTGGTAAACAATTGTATTACTTCAATACGAATGATATGGCAACTGAAGATGAGTCTAGCCAAGATTATACAAGAGAAGACTTTGATACACAACAAGAGTATGATGACTATTGTGAATCATGTGTTTTATAGAAAAATATTCTATGAAACTATCACATTATAGAATAATTTTACCTTTTTAAACTATATGCGCAAAATAGTTCCATTTACAGTGTACAAAGTATATAAATTATGTTATAATAGTTCCATGTTATCAAGATTAGGTTATATATAAATAATTATGGAATTCTTAAATTACTTTACATTAGGGTTTATTCTTACCCTCGGGGTCATAGGATTGTTATCCAACGCCCTTTTCCCAATTTTCCTTAAACTAAATAATGAGCTAAATGAAAAGTTTAAGGACGAGAACCCTTCGAGACAAGGCTAAACTACTTTTTAAAAAACGACATAGGAGAATATATGTTAGATAAAATCACAAGCGGCGTTTCAGCTGCAACGGCTATTGCCATGTCACTAATCGGTTTAGCAATCATGCTACAAATCGTATTTGGTGGATCAGTACCTTTCTTAGGCGGTGACGTCATTGGTACAATTATTGGTATAGTTGCCCAGCTCGGTGATGCTGGTTTAGTAGGTTTAATTTCTGCGGCGGTATTGTGGAAGCTACTAACTCATGATGATGCATAACATTCATTCAATAATGAAGTGAGTTAAACGACGTAAAGGTAAAAGTAGGAGCACTTAACACGTGGGTTCAATTCCCACCTCCTCCACCTAATAATATTCAGGTAGTATTATTAAATGGGGGAGACAAGGCATCGATTAGGTAGCAGATCCGCTTGAGACTCGTCAGTCAACGAAGACTTAAAAATGAAAATTTAATCGGCAATCAGTCAGATTATTTGTTAGCTGCATAAAGCTAACTGAGGTTTTCTTCCGGAGTTCCTTATCACCCAATACTCCGGATCTTCTTTTTTATACATACCCATATGATAACCTTAACAGACGCTGCCGCTGACAAATTAAAGACTCTGATCACAGGGAGTAAGCAATTGCGTGTGTTAATCAAAGGTACGGGATGTTCTGGTATGGCATATCATTTAGAGTACAATATAATGCAAACAGATATGGATGACTTGTTTATTGTAAAAGATATACCTATTGTAATTGATCGTAAATCACAAGTATATGTTGATGGTGCTGAGATAGATCATAAGACAAAAGGATTGAATGAAGGATTTGAATTCTCTAACCCTAAAGAAAAAGCAAGATGTGGCTGTGGAGAATCGTTCACAATATAGATGTACATTTAAGTATTATATGATATAATATACACATGAGTATAATGAAAGAACCACTAGGTGATGGTACAGCAAGAGTCACCAAATTCGAAGACTATCAGAAATATAAATTTGACAATCCAGAAACTATGTGGATGGAAGACTATCCGTCAATTATATTCCCTGACTGCGTGAGAGATATACATATAACTGAGGATAAAGAATGAATATATTTTATTTAGATAGTAATGCAAAGACCAGTGCGGAGATGCACTTAGATAAACATTGTAGTAAGATGCTTGTGGAATATGCACAGCTTATGTCTACAGCCCATCGGGTATTAGATGGTACAGAATATTATGACAAGAATAAAATAGGTTCAAAGATCAAACGCTGGCGTCATGAGGAAGATACACTATATAAAGCTTCACATGTCAATCATCCGAGCAATGTGTGGCTTCGACAAAGTATAAATAATTACGCATTCCTCTATGAGATGTGGTGCCATCTACATGATGAATTTGTTATACGCTATGGCAAAGATCATATGTCATACGTAAAACTCAAAGAAGTATTAAAGAGCCCACCGCGTAATTGTGGTGATAGTCCATTTACACAACCGACACAAGCCATGCCTGACGATGTCAAGCATAGTGATTCAATCACTGCCTATAGAAATTATTATATGAAATATAAACAACACATTGCAGCATGGAAAACGGTTAAACCAAATTGGTATACTATATGAAGAAATCAGTATTTAAAATAAACACAAAAAATCATCTAGACAAAGATCTATTCTTTGACGAAGGTGTAGACGTAGCAAGATACGATATTGTTAAATATCCACAATTGCAAAAGTTATATGAAAAGATGTTATCGTTTTACTGGACTCCAGATGAAATCGATGTCACAAAAGACAAGATTGATTTTAATAAGTTAACAACAAACGAACAACACATCTTCACATCCAATCTCAAAAGACAAATCTTATTAGACTCAGTACAGGGCAGATCACCTGACTTGGCTTTATTGCCACTTGCAAGTAATCCTGAACTTGAGTTACTCATTGAGACATGGGCATTCTTTGAGACTATTCACTCGAGATCGTATACTCACGTTATCAGAAATGTGTATCCTAATCCATCAAAGGTCTTTGATGAGATCACTTCGATACCTGCAATATCCGAGTGTGGTAATGCAATCTCAGAACATTATGACAACCTGATCAATTATAGAGGCTCTCACGGTAGCTCTAAGCATAAAAAGCTGTTATATCTCTGTTTAATAAGTATATACATATTAGAAGGGATACGGTTTTATGTGAGCTTTGCATGTTCATGGGCATTCGCTGAGTTAAAGCAAATGGAAGGTAATGCAAAGATTATTAAGTTAATTGCAAGAGATGAGAACTTGCATCTTGCAGCATCACTAAATATTATTCGTACACTGATTAAAGAAGATGAGGATTATGTGAAGATTAAAGAAGAAACACATAATGAAGTAATGAATTTATTTGAAGATGCATTAGTACAAGAAGAGGAATGGTGTGATTACCTATTTGGTAATGGTTCAATGATTGGATTAAACGCTGACCTCTTGAAAGAATATGTGCGTTGGATTGGAGCAAAGAGAATGAGATCTCTAAACTATCCTGTACCATTTTCGGTACACCAGCATAACCCACTACCATGGACAGAGAAGTGGATTAGTGGCGGAGCAGTACAAGTTGCTCCACAAGAAACAGAAATAACGTCTTATGTACTCGGTGGAGTTACACATGACGTGGATAATAAATCATTTGAGGGATTAAGTTTATGAGTATAGCAGTAGTGTGGTCTAAGGACGATTGTATGTATTGTACAAAAGCAAAAGACTACTTAAAGAAAAAAGGTATTAATGTAGAAGAGAGAAATGTGCAGTCAGGTGACTGGACTATGACACAACTTCAAGAAGCTGTTCCAAATGCAAGAGCATTTCCACAGATCTTTATTGATGGTAAATATGTAGGATCATATGACAAGATGATGGCACATGTTCAAATGGGAGAATTAAGTTTATGATATGTCATGAATGTAATAGTGAACCGTTTGAGGTTATCATTAAAGAAGACTTAGGCTATGAACATGAAGCAGCTGAGTTTGAAATTGAAGTAACACATTGTCCATTTTGTGGTTCTAATTTAGAATGGGCTAAGCGTGGAGGATATGATGCAGACGAATACGATGAAGACCGATTGGACGTATAACGGTGTTCTATTTACTTCTGATGATGTTATGGATTTTTATGGGTTTGTGTATCGTATTACCAATCTTTCTAACGGATACGACTACATAGGAAGAAAGTATTTTAAAACCGTAAGAAAGCTCAAGCCGCTGGCGGGGTTTAAGAGAAAACGTAAGGTCACAAAAGAAACTGATTGGCAAGAGTATTGGGGATCAAGTAAGAGATTACTAGAAGATATAGAGAAGTTAGGTAAAGAGAACTTCAAACGTGAGATCATATGTCTATGTGAAACACGTGGTGATACAAACTATATGGAAGCAAAAATTCAATTCGATGAAGAGGTTCTATTGAACCCTGAGAATTACAATGGTATTATAGCTATCAAGCTTGGATACGGTTCTGTAAAAAATTTATCAGAAAAGTATGTACAATCTAAACAAAACATGTTATAATATACACAGTATATTTAAAAGGATAAATTATGGTTTTAGTTGATTTTAATGGTTTGGCTATCGGTTCTATTATGGGACAGCTTAGTCATGGTGAAGAGCTTAGTGAGAATTTAGTTAAACATATCATTCTTAATAATCTAAGAGTGTATCGTAACAAATACCCAGAGTCAAAGTATGGCAAGATAGTCATTTGTTGTGATAGTTACTCTTGGCGTAAAGATGTATTCCCTGAGTACAAAGCTCAGCGTAAAGCAAATCGTTCTACAGATAAACATGATTGGCCGATGATCTTCGACTTAATAGAAGATACTCTTAATGATCTACGTACTAATTTCCCTTATGCTGTTATTAAGATAGACAGTGCAGAGGCTGATGATATCATAGGTGCATTAACTGTACACAAGTCCATACCTCTTATTGGTGAGGATGTAGTTATTATATCTGCTGATAAAGACTTTATTCAATTACAATCACATGGTCATGTCATACAATGGTCACCTATGTTTAATAAAATGATTAAGGAAGAGAATCCTCGTCGTTACTTATTTGAACACTTACTTAAAGGTGATAGCGGTGATGGTGTTCCTAATGCCAACTCTCACGATGATGTATTTGTGACAGCGGCAAGACAAACACCTATGACTAAAAAAGCTATAGACAAATACTGGGATAATCGTGATGATCTAGAATCTATTATGAAGCCTAATGTCTATCGTAACTTTATGCGTAATGCTCAAATGATTGATCTCGAGAATACTCCAGATGGTATACGTGAGGCAGCTATAAATAAGTACGAGAATTATGATTACCCTGCTCGTTCAAATATACTTACGTATCTAATAGAGCATCGTATGAAAATGTTAATCGATTGTGCTGGAGAGTTTTGAGCGACGAAGAATTATTAGAGTTCATGAGTTATTTTAAAGATGAATTACCTGACCCTGACCACCATCCACAGAAAGTTATGTGGTTATATAAATGGTGGAAGAGTATAGTTATAAGGAATAGAAATGCCGACATATGATTTCAAAAGCAATAAGACTGGTAAAGAGTGGGAAGACACAATGTCTTACAAAGATCTTGATCAGTATTATATAGATCATGACTGCCAACAAGTAATCAATAAGCAACCTACTGTAGTTTCAGGTGTTAAATCTTTATGGTCACAAACTGATCAGGGATTTAAAGATCGTATGAGTGAGATCAATAAGGTGGCAGGAAGAGACGGAATGAAACAAACTGACTACGATAGATAATGTTTAAACATGAACCCATTGATTTAGGTTATAATGACCTAACAACTACAAATGACGGTGGTAGAAAATACCAAACACCTAAAGGTAACTATCCTTCCATAACGACATTACTTGGTAACCTAAGTAAGAAAGCTATTATGGAATGGAGAGATCGTGTAGGTCATGATGTAGCAAATCAAATATCTAGACAAGCAGCAGGAAGGGGTACAGCAGTTCACCAAGTATGTGAAGACTATGTGAACAATAAACCTGACTATGCAAAAGACTTGATGCCTAATATCTTGCATGACTTCAAGAGAATTAAAAATATACTAGACACAAGAATAGGCACAGTATATGGACAGGAGTTACCATTGTATTCTGATCACTTAGGAGTTGCAGGTCGAGTTGACTGTGTAGCAGAGTTCGATGGTAAACCGTCTATTATAGACTATAAGACAAGTAGAAAGACTAAGAAAAAAGAATGGATCCACTCTTATTTCATGCAAGAATGCTTTTATGCTATTGCCTGGGAAGAGAGAACAGGTATTCCTATCACACAATTGGTAACAATTATCTCTGTGGATGACGCAGAACCCCAAGTTTTTATCGAACATAGAGACAACTGGGATAAGGAACTCGTACAAGTCATACAACAGTACAAATAGTACTGGTCCAGATGCGCGAAAAATAGCCGCACCCTGGCACCATAAGTTTTTACACAAGCGGTGCTTTTTATGATATAATATACCTATATCAAATAAAAAAGGAAATGTTATGAAAGTAGGAAATAGATTAAAACAAGGTACAAGAGATCAAAGAATACAAGACAGACACGCACGTCTTGTTGCTCAAGTTAATCAACTTCAAGATGACAATGCTCGTCTTCAGAAACAAGTTGATTCTAATAATCAAGCTTTTGATTGGGCAAGAGTTCAGGCTCATGTTCTTAAACTTCGCAATGATAACTCAGCATTAATAAAAGCTTTAGATAGTGTTAAAGCAGATCTTGTTGCTGCTAACAAAAAAGTTGGTGCTGCGAGATTTGGCCCTAGGTTTTAATAGACACACTATTTGTGTGAAAACTTTCCACACAAGCACCGCAAACTATGATATAATATATACATATCAAATAAAAAAGGAATTAAAATGAATATAATGAAAATACTTGAAAAATACGAATCACCTGAGAGCGAAGCTTCTTTTTACAAAGGCATTCCAATAAAATACCTTAAAGATGTTCAAAAATCTTTATTGTTTTGGGATAGCTTAGATGGTGTAAAAACTTTTAGATATCAGTTTAGAGGTAAGTCTAAACCTGGTTTTAAAAGACCACAAGCATGGTGCCCTAAAGCTCATGCAGAAACATTTGCCGTTTACGAAAAAGGAGTTAACACATGGCTAGTATAAAAAGATCAAAAGAAGTGCAAGACTTTATCGATGCTAATCCTGATAAATTCAGGGTTGTATCACCAGAGGAGACTGCCAAGACTTTGGAAAAGCAAAGCGGCGGTTATTTTAAAGGGCAATCAGTAATGGGTCCATCTAAAAAGAAAGGTAAATCATCATGAA